AGTGATAAGAAAATTTTACCATAGACAACAGGATCGTTATCTTCGCCGCCCCAAATTGAAACTGATTCGATGTTCTGATAATCTTTAAGCAACAAAGATTCATAATCTTTTTTGGTTACTGCACGATTTTGTGTTGTATAGTGATAAGGCGCTCTAAATCTAATCTGCTCAATTGATTCTTTTTCTGATCCGCCAAATGAGCTGTTGGCTGTAGCTATGATGATGTTTGAGCGATAACCATCAACGGCTTGTGCAAAATTAAAACTAGATATTTTGTTTGCGTTCTCGCCTTCTGATTCCAGATATGTAACAGTTATGATATTTCCATTATCAGGTTTTCTACCTAAAACGTTGTCACCAAAAGTCAAAACATAATTTTTACCTTCTTCTTCTAGAAAGTATACAGGCGAATTATTCTTGATTTCTGTAATATCGTCTGCTGGATTATAAACTATCGCAGTGGTATTTGTGGATGATTGCTGCACTGTTACTACAATCGTATCAGTGTCAACGTTGGCAGAAGGAATAGAAAATCTTCTCTTTGTATTACTTGCGTCCATTGTATATTGACGAGTGATAACATCACCCTGTCTAATATGGACATTATTGAAATAGAAGTATCCGCTTGTTTTTGCGGATGTATTTGATGAGACTGTAACGAATGGATAGTTTACGCCATCAATATCTCTACCTAGCAATCTGGTATATTTGTTTAGAGTGATGATATTCTTGACTTGATCTTCGGTATTACTTGGCGTAATCTTGATGTCTAGAATTGCCTGAGAACCTTTACGACTTTCTGGAATATAATTAGTTAATTTGGCATGAGACAGAACAGAACTACGCAATTGAGCGGTATCAAGGAACATTTCGTTACCGATCATATTCATGTAATAGCCCATATAGTGCGTATTATATGCCAAAATATCTAGAAGAATAGACATACCAGAACCATCAAAATCAAAATCTTGAAATTGCTTTTGATTTCGTAGATAGTTCTTTAGGTTATTCTTTATGCTATCAAAATCTAATTCTGTAACTCTGAGTGCTGTATTTGCTAGTGGTGCCATTTTTATCTAATTCTTTCTAGAAAAAGTCCTGCAACGATAGGTTCATTCGTATTGAGTATCTTATAGTATAGTGTAACGTCAAAACCGTTGTTATCAATGTCAAATCTAGTGATTACTTCTTGTAATTGAACTCTTGGCTCGTAGTTATCAATTACTTCACGAATGGCCAGTTTTAAGTTGTTTTCAGTCATTGGAGTCATATTCTCAAACAATAGACCAGTTACACCTGAACCGAGATAAGATTGAAAAGGTCTTTCATAAAAGTTAGTCAAGATCAAATTGCGAACAGCTCTTTGAATAGCATCATCACCCTTTCTGATCACTACATCTCCTGTAGTTTCTTGAAGGATAAAATCTAAGTCTAAGTCGGAATAATCGTTTTCTCTTGATTTTAATGCCATCTGTTATTTATTATCCTTTTTTGTGCGTAATAGATGCATCGTCGGCAGAATCAGCATTACCCGAATTAAGGTCAATGGTATCGCCTTCCATAGCAATAGAACCGCCCTTCATAGACATCTTACTAGAAGACTGAATTTTCATTGCGCCACCACCCTTGATATTGAACGTACCTCCCGTCTGCATGAAGCCAAGACCAGACGCTTTTACTCCTATATCACCGCCTGCTTTCACACCAATATTACCGCCTGTAGATGCAAGAGTCATACCAGCGTCAGATGCAATTGATGTTAATCCGTGAGTGGTAATTTCAGTTGATCCTTCAATCTTGGTTGACATATTTTTTGCCGAAGTATCAATATTTTCTTTAAACATTTGGTTTAAACTTTTTGCTTGAACGACCATGTTGCCTTCTACGGCCAAATTCATATTACCAGCAACTGTAGTGTTATAGTCTCCGTCTACTTTTATGGAACAATCGCCTTTGACAACTAAATCATGTGATCCAGTAACGACAATACGGTTCTCTCCAAGCACGAATGTATACATACCAGAACCAGCACCTATGATGACTTGACCTTTTGGATCCCATTGAATATATGATCCGCCACGATGCTTGATAGTAATAGACTCAGCACCTTCTGAGTCATCAAATATTAGTGTATGCCCTGAACGTGTCTTCTTAATATCAAAGTTTGGATATGTGCCAGCGCCCTTTTGTGTAGTTGCATCAGGTGGAATATCAAAAGTAGTCGGTGTTTTTTTGTAATTGTCTGTCATTATGATAACACATCTATTCCAGTATTAATCTTTTTCATTATATCATTTAACTTAGTTCTAGGTCCTGATCCACTAGCAATTGCTTTTTCCATTCTATCTTTAAACACTTGCTGAAAATCTGGAGACAATCTCTGTGATACCTCATTCATAGCACCAGCAGCGTCACCAAACATGTTCTTACCTAATTCAACACCAGGAAACTGAGTTGCCGATCCCATAAGAGAAGAAAATGCATCCAGTGCTTTCTGCATAGGTTCAGGTATCAGACTTTTAATTGCGCCAGACGGATCTAGAGATAAAGATGCATTACCAAATGGCGTTTTGATAGGTATATTTACAGCGGCAAGAGTATCTAGGCCAAACAGAGAAGTATCTGACTGTAATCTTTGCATACTGCCTACAATGTCGGCAATGCTGGAAGATTGTGATAATAAATTGACTGCATTATTTAGAAACACTTCAGGATTTACTCTACCAGAAGTATTGAACGATCCTTCACCAGCTTCTACACCCTGTATAAGAATATTCATGTTTTCTAAGCCGACTTGTAAGTCTTTTGGCAACTTGTCCATAATTTGATCGAATAGCTTACCCTGTAGCATATTAAACATATTACCCAAAGACATGGACATGCCAGGTAATTTTGATAATAGAGAAGGAGACAACACAGAATTAAACTGCTGAATGGCCGTAGAAACATTCTGAGGCGTCGGCAATTTAGCACCAGCCATAGCATATAGAGCAGCGTGAGATGGAATACCTTCTAGTAGCTTATATGAGTGCTTTTGACCTTTTTCTTGAATGGTTCTCTTATCGCCATCTTTAATATTTGGCGGCACGCTTATCTTCAATTCTTTTGACCGTGCATTCTTTAATGAATTTATAAATTCATTTAGTGAAAAATTACCTGGAGAACTGCCTGATTTGTGTACATCCGTCATCTGGCCAACAATAGTGCAAGCGCCGCTACCGAAATTGCTTGTATCTCTCTGAACTAACACTGAAGTATATGGTTCTGGTGGATGTGTAAAATTGTTTGGATTGTCGGTCAGTCTCGGAACTGTAGGCAAATCATCTAGATTTACATTGTTACCATAGTGAGGAAACCACACACGAACACCGCCGTCTTGTGCTTTGCTATTTTCCATCTGATCTATAACAATACCGACCAGATGCTCTTTTCTATTAAAAGACATTATATAACTCCATTTGAGGCTGCTGTCTGAGATATGCAGTCCATAGTCGTTGTAGAGAAACCGCCAGACTTGATATTATGTATCAGACTGGATATTAGATATTTACCAGACCCATAATTCGGTTCGGATCTATTATCATTCGCTGTAGTTTTTGGTCTATTCTGCAATTTAATTTCTATTGTTTTACCTGCATTTAACGCTGGATTCCACGGCACAGTAAGTCTGAGTGATATCTTGTCTTGTTCTAACAGGTTCATTCTAGCTTGGCGTCTAAGCAGATATTGCTCAACTCCACTATTACATGTGAATTGCGTATCTTCGCTGCCTGTATTTGTTGATGGATATATTATATTACCACCACCTATACCACATTCTACATCTCTATTACCAAATAGTGACAAGACTTTAGTGATCGGATTCATGGCCAATATAGAGTTTAAAAATGTGCCATCTACATCAATACCGTTTAATATGTCAGACAATAGATCAAAATCACATGGAAAAGAATATGTCATGATATTGGTAGGAATAGCATAGCCAGAAGCTGCGCCGACTTCAGCATATGTAAAAGTGCCGACAGGATCTTGTCTAATGAGACTTTTTAGTGAACAAAAGAAATGTGTACCTAAATTCTCATATGTCATGAAATGCACGAACGATGGGTCATCACCATTCAATGCGACATTGGCATTCTCGTTAATAACTTGAAATGGATGAATATTCTCAGCAGCATATGTTCTTGGTGGACCAGACGATTCTATTTGCATTTGTCTGCCAGATATACCTAGACAATCTGTCATAACATCTCTGACGATCTGTGACGGTGAAGAACCACAAGGCCATGTTCTACTTACTAGACTTCTCGCATCTTCCAATAAGCTATCATCGCAGGCATGAATAGTAAACTCTTCTACGTTATTATTAAATAGTTTGCGATTATCTATGCGATAGACTCTTTGACTAACATCTAGTATGCTCTGAAATTTCCATGGATTCATGCCTAGAATAGGTCTATTGATCGTTAAATTGACGATAGAGTTCTTGAAATCATCGTAATTTTTACCTAATACATGTATACCTGAATGGAATTTAATTCGCGTCTGTAAACCTGGAGTTAATAGACTTTCTGCAAGTGTGACTTCTCGCAGAGTAAGTTCGGACAGAGTATTATATACTGAAGCCTGACTGATATTACCACCAATAAAATTATAATTTATAGTGGCTAATTGTTCAGTATCATTTACATTTGGAGGAATATTAGAGCCATTAGGTCTTGCCATATTATGTAAATCTTCTTATAAACGTATCATTTGCGCCTGAACTTTGAGTTAGATTATCAAATTGAGACATGATTCTACCGTAATACTGCTTCTTAATTATGTTGATCTCTCGTTTCTTTTCGTTCTCGCGGATTTCGTAATCAAAGTATGAAATGCGTTCAGCTTTTACTGTTTCTATAACGTCTTTGCCACCAACATTGAAAGTATCATATGTGCTTTCTGCCAGAGAAGTATAAGTATCATATGGGTCAGTAACAGCAACGGCAGTGGCCACATTTGCAGAATCTATTTGATATCTGCTTATTGTAGAAACTTCGGCAAATAAGTTTTCACGAGTTATAACTTTTTCATACATTATATAGTTTGTCTTAGCCCAAGAAGCAACATTTTTAACGCCGTTCATATTTGCTTGTGAAGCATATTTTTTAACAATATATTTGTCAAATGTTCTATTGTCCATTGGCCAGTCATAGTGCGGATCTAAGATATCATTGGCATATAATATGATCCAGTGAGCTTCTGGATTACCGTAAGCTTTTTCTGCTAGTGTTTCTGGCTTATCTCCGTCACGAATAACATATTTTTCATAAGAAGATATGTTCTGCATTATATCTTTGATGATAGAGATACGAAAGAATATATTCGTTACACTATCAAGAGAAGTCAGCTTTTTTCTTTCTAGATCATATCGTACTCTTGGAAATTTATCAAAATATTGAGCCATGTTCTTAGAATCCTTGTAGAATGCGAAGCTTGTGTAGAGGTTCAATTTCTCTAAAGCCCATAGATAAACGTACTGCCACTGGATGACCGTTAGAGAATGTTGCATATACTCCAGTAGGTGCATAGTCAACTTCAATTCTTTCTAGTACGCAAGTATTGATACGTGGTATATTGGTATTTTCTATTCCTCTGGTAAAGAATGTAATATCAAATTCTGCTGGTGGAATATAAAGAGGAATAAAACCAGTAACGTCTGTAGTCAATTCTGGTGCAGAATAAAAGCGCAGTGCTTTGACGATTTCTCTGACAGCAATGGATTCTTCTCTATTATGTGGTGCCATCATGACTTCAAATGCAAATTGACGCTGATCTGTATTAGAGAATAGTATTTCTACTCTAGGATTGATTGGATATCCTGTCATGGCAGATGCAACGCCTACCATTTTACCTGCTCCATCCAATAATTGTCTGACGCCAGCAGCAACTTCGGTACCTAGACCTAATATACCTGATGCATATTGAGTTAATGCGCCAGCTAGACCGCCAGCTAGTGCGCCCAGTCCCTGACCCATCATAGCTGTAAGCGATACTTCTTCAAATCTCTGAACGCTTGTGTAGATCATAGGAGTAGGCATATGAAGAGCGATAGACTTTCTTATTCTTCTGGTTGCTCTAGGAAAACTTAAAGCTGCACGATTCTGATCACCAGGTAAAGAATCAATGGCCGTGCTGAAACGCAAAACGTCTACTTTTGAATATTCGTTCTCAAAAGCTAAACCATTATAATTGATTGTTCGCTGTGATCCTCTTTGAGTTTGATCAGCATA